AATAGCTTTTTAAGGTTCATTTTTTTCCATTGGGGTTTTCGACAATAATGCTTGACGGTATATGTTTTAGACAATACGGGTGGTCGTCAATGTTTGAAAACATCTCCGGGTCTCTGCCACATACGGTGCAAGCGTAGATGTTTATTGTTGGATCAATCCGCCTGGCTTTGCAATTAGGATCTTTACATTCATATATTTGGTTTAATGGGTCATTTGGGATTGGTCTAATTTCACCACCGCAAATTGGGCAGGCATCCATTATTTCCGTTCGCTTAGGCGATATATAGCCATCTTCCATGTGCCGTTCCTCCTTGGGAATCATTTATGCCTTTAAAGGTTATTCGATTACGTCCGACTCGTTACGCCTTAAAATATTTAAGATATAATTCTTAATACTGACATCAAAAAGCCCCATAAAATACTGCCCTTTAAGCTCTTTACTGTCCTTAAACAGCGCCTTGGCTTTAACGTAGTGGACTATGGCGGGATCTAATGGGGCGGGAGTTTCGATAGGGCTTGTTGATGTGGTAACGCCGCTTGGAAATTCTACGGCGTAAACATGGAGGGTTGTTCCTGATTCATCACTTCCGGGGATAGGCCACACCAGGACCTTATCGGCCCACAGACAATAGACCTTTGGGCGGCCTGTCTCTTTGGAATGTGCGATTTCCCTGATATTCTGTTTTTTGACGGTGAAAATCTTCTGCTTGTCAGAGGTAACGCCGCTGTCATAGAAAATAGTCTCAATATCCGTGTAGCTCTGGCCGACATCGTAGGACCATGTATCTTCTGAAAGGGTGATAGTGAAAACCGTTTCCTCAAGGCACCTGGTCCGGTTGACTATCTCTGTTATGGCCTCGTCAATCCATTGGTAGTAATTATCAGCCGTGTAGAAGGTAGAACTATCATCATTCAAATCAGCCTGAACATCAACTATGATCTCCGCAGCGGTAATGCTTGATGTGGCAATAGTGCCAGCGTAAGAGGGAAAAGCGAATAAGACCAAACAGGCGATTAAGAGTGATATTTTTTTAAGGTTCATTCTTATGTATCCTTATCGGTACGTCTTTTTCACGCCATCCTATCCAACCCCACGGACTATAACGGGAAGGATCATAGAGTATTGGTTCTGTGGCCTCTATTGGCCTACGAAGACTTGTAAGCATGTTAACCACTTCATGTTGGATGCGTTCAGGTGTCCATTCCTTTTTGGGTATATACTCGTGCCAATGAATCTCTTTTTCCATGTGGAACCTCCTGGGTTTCTATTACGCCGCCACCCCCGAATTTGCGCTACCCGCATCCCCAAGCATATTACGGCTTAAATTAATGATCTTACGCTCATCTTGGGCCGTGATGTGTGCCCAATGCTGAGCCTGAAGCACCTCGATCTTGGTATTATCCCCACCGTCCTTGGTCAGTCTCTTGGCCTTCTGTGAATTCGTGGCTAAGATATGGAGCGCCCTGTGCCAGATACAATCATGGACAGCCGCCGGACATGGAGGGTAAACCGCAGATGTCCACTCTGAAATGCTCGGGTAATCCTTGGTATAATGAATCCTTACGTTGTATCTCTGCCCTGCGGGTGGGTATAAAAGGAGAAGATGCTCAAAAGACGTAGGATCATCATAGAAGGTCTTGAGGTGTTGGAACCTGACCGGCCTGCTCACGGGCTGCATCCACTTGGCCTCGGACCTCACCTGTTCCTGGCTAATCGGATCACACGGGAACATATCTATGGTTACGTCAAAGATGTCCCCCATTTTCCATAGATAATTCCCAGATGAGGGCTCAAAAGCAGAGGCATCGATCTTCATGCCCGCATGATAGATGGTCCCCCCTGAATCGTATTCCTCATAATCCGTGGTGTTTATATCGTCCTGATCGTCCATACGCTGAAGGGTCCCGGTCGTGGCCGCAGTCCTTGTAAATCTCAACCGCCGATTATTCAACCGCTCCATGTCCGCAACACCTGCGATAAAGACAATATCATCATTGGCAAACCCATGGCCTGTGACATCACCGTCAGATGATTCAGCCGTAATCACGCCTGGGTCAGCCTGAGTGATAGCGGAGATAGTGGCGTATGGCTTTGTAAAGAGTTCATCATAGGTCCCGCGCAACCATGCAAGCGGAACCATGTCAACGTCCCTAATCTCTTGCTCTGCGGTTACGATTGCATATTTGATTAAATAATCAAGGTCCTGCTTTGAGGGGTCTGCATAGATAAACTCTTTACATCTCTCGAATAAGTCTTTATTTGATAGTGCGGTTGGCATTTAATCCAGCCTTTCCTCTCTTTGCCTGGCTTCGCGGGTCAGCATGTCACCCTCTGCCTTTTGTTTGAGAAACGCCGCTTTAGTAGACCTGGAAATGGTTCTATAAGGATAAAAACTGATCCACCCTGTTATTTTACGGTCAATACCAGGCTTTTGGATGAATGTCGGGTATGTTCCCCTGTCTGATGCCTCAAGATATGACCCGGGCAAAACAACGGCTTTATCTCTTTGAAGCTGAAGACAACTGGCATTTACCGTGAGAAACACATCATCCGTGTCCTGTTTCTTGGTCTTTGGGAGAAAGATCACCTTCCAGTACCCCATGACCTTAACCGTGATGTCACATTTGACCGTGCCGGACTTGTTTTTGGCCTTGTACTGCTTTTCAATCTCCGCTTCCACTTTGGAACCGACAAACTGAGAAAGTTGGTTGAGGAATAGGCCATGTGTGATGTCTTCCTCCCCGCCTGATTTGAGTACGGCTTTCAGGGAGAACATATCCGCGAACCGCTTATTTCTCTTTTCCCTTATCGTTTCCCATTTGACTGCCGTGCAACGCTCACTAACCCTGTAATCACATTCCTTCGGGTCAAGGACATCGGCGGGGGTTTCAGGGGTACTGGCCTTCTCAAAAAGCGGTCTGCCAAACAGTTTGTCATGTTTGGTCTGGGCTTTAAGTTGAACCAGCACATCGGCCTGTTCAAGCCTCTCACGGTTTTTCTCGACATACTCCCCAAACTCTTCTTTACCTAAGAAATTAAATTCCTTAATAAACGCTTCTAATTGCTCTTGGGTCTGTTCTACCTCTGGCATGATTATCCCTCCTTGGAGATTTATTGATCCTCAGAGGGATTCGGTTGTTGTTTAAGAATTAACTGTCGTACTGGCCTGCTTCAAAGGCAATAATCTGACCTGATGCCTGCATGGTCGTCTCATTGATAAGAAAACCGGCTTTCGTAGTGTTACCCACGGGAACAGGGTGAAAACCATAAGCTCCCCCGATATACTCAACAACGCCGGAAGGAACCCCCGTATGACTCAAAGTAACCTCAGCAGAGGCCTCGCCCTGACCTGCGGTGAGAACCATGATGTGATACATTTTACCATCAATGATAATCTCCGACCCTGCGGCGATGTAGGTGCCCGTGACATCCTCGTTGAAATGCCCCGTATAACCTGAGTCCAACGTCCATTTGGTGATATCCTCGGAAACAGCGTCTTGAGAACCATAACGGTAATCGGTAAAATCTGCCTCAATGTAGTTCACGTCCGCATGACCGTAGACCACGCTTGGCTGCGTAGTGGCTGTAAGGATATCCCCACCATAATAAGTCTGAATACCTTCACCCTGAGCCAAATCAGCAAGAGCCCCGCCGTTGGTATCCCGGTAAATACCTTCATTGCATAGCACTTGGGCCATATTTTTATTCCATTCTATCCACGCCGGGGTGTTAGACTCTACATTCCAGAGCCTTACAAAATCGGGAACAAACCCGATGCAAACATAGACTGCGGCCCCTTTCCCGTGGAATCTTCCTCCTATTCTCTTTCCCATTTTCATGTCCTCCTTTTATGTGATCCAAAGGGTTCCTCAAGGGAATCAACTCTGGATTCTATTTATGTTTAGCTCGGGATTGCAGTAGCCGCCACTTCCAGCCTGGCAAGCCAGTTTTGGTTAAGAATTATGGTGGCATCGAGCATTTTCCAAGAAACGAAACCCTTCTGCCCTAACTCGTCTCCTACCTGGGGCTTGGGGTTGACAATGGCCGGTTTAACGGCGTTCTGACCCTGTAACGGCACAAGACCGTAAGAGTCCGCCGCGATCACGATCATGGGATACACATCACATGAGGCCGCGCTTGTTACCCTGTCCCCGCCTGAGAGATAGGTGGTTCCCGATACGCCTGCCGCGTTCCAAGCCTCAAACAGTGGTGTAAGGACAAAGCGGAACTGATCGACCTTGCCTATTTCGCCCAACTGCGCCTTATCGCTATTGGAATACTGTTCTGCGGGTATAAAGCCATCCATCTGCCGAATATCCGCATCAAGGTCGGTGGATGCCAAAACAACATAGCCGGCGGCCACAGGCTCGGTGCTGACCTTAACCGAAGCCTTGACTATCTTTGTAATGGGTTTGCCCTTATACTTCTTCAGAGAGCGATAGATACGCCTGAAGTCACTCCTTGAAGGGGGGCCGTTTACTGTTGAACGACCGGCAACGGCGTTCTGATAGAACACGTTGGTCCCGGCCTTCAGGACCGCAATCCTGATAACTTCCTTTGTCTCCGCAATCTGCTCACCACAAACATCCACGGCCTCCTTGAGGACATTATCCTCATGGGTGTCGAGAATGACATCCGTGATAGTTACAAAATCACCGTACTGCTCAAGGGTGGCCGTAACATCGGTAATGGTCAGCTTACGACCTGCGGGCGGGATGCCTTCAGCCAAAGGCGCAGTTGCCCTTGCAAGGCTGTTGGTTCGTCTGAAGGTGATTGACTTGGTATGCTTTTTGGGGATCGGTTTGGCTTGGCCGTAACGCTCTACGACCATATCGTGCTGACCCCTTTTGAGCATATCTACGGCTGCATACGCCGTGGTCCTCGGGGAAATTAGGTCATAAGTAGTAAGATTTCCTCCCATTTTAAGTTCCTCCTATTTTTTAAAGATTAAGGAACTCAAAACGGTTCTCTGTGTTTTTATATCTACAAAAGGCTTACTATTGTTGTTTTAGCCTTTGAAATCGAATAATCTCACCGCACCTGGGGCATTTGATCTCAATGGGTCTATCCGGATAATCGCCCTTCCCAAGCATCCTGCCGCATTTAGGGCACCTTAATTGTTTCTCGTCATTTTCCACAATTAAGCCTCCTTTTTGTCCGCCTTTTCCATAGCCTCATTAAAAGCATCGCCATAACTCTGTTCTGAATCTCCTGACGTGGTTGCCTTGGGTTTGGTCGCTGATTTACCCGCAGTATCAGAATACAGTTTATCATGGGCGTCCTTCTTCTTTTTGGCCTCTATATCGGCTTCCTCGGCCTGCTTGGTGCCCAAAGAATCTTTGTATTTGGTAAGACCAATGATAAAATCAGAGGGGGTGGGGCTTCCGAACAGGGCTTTGGTTGCGGCTGACTGTTCATTTGACCACTTCTTGAACTCGTCAGAATCAACAATTTCCCCGGCATCGGGATGAGCTATATTGACCTGAAGATCATAAAGATCATCGGAGAACCTTTGAGACAAAGCCTCCATCTCCTGGCGGTGCTGTTCCCCGGTTACGAGAGTGCCGGTCTTGACAAGATTTTCAATACCCCTCTGAAGGGTCAAACCCATTAAGACTTTGGCTTCCGGGTACTCGTTGACATAATCTTTAAGGTCAATGGAAACACCGTCAACCTCAATGGCATCGGGCAACTGGTCTTCAGGCAAGATGGAACCCAGAACCTTGATATGTTCTTCCGTGACGGGTTCGGGTCCGGCAGCGGCTTTTTCCTCGGCTTCCCTCTTCTCTTTTTCTTCCCGGGCAACCCTGTCAGCCTCTTCCTGCTCAAGTTTGGTCTTGGCGTTCTCTTCTAAAAGCTCTTTACCGCGCTTTTCGGCCTCATCCTCATCCTTCTCTTTGGCTTCCCTGGCCTGTTTTTCTTCCTCGGTTTCGTTGGCCTCAAGCTTTTCCTTCTCAAGCCTCTCTTCTTCGGCTTTGGTTTCTTCTTCGGCTTTACTCTCGGCTTCTGCTTCAGCGTCTCCACCATCTTTTTCCTCGGGCTCTTTTACAGGCTTACCCTCAATGGCGTCCTCCATTGCCGCTGAAAAAGCATCGTCAAACTCGGAAGAAGGTTCCTCTTCGCTACGCTCTGCGATTTCTGTATCGTCTGGCATTTTAGTATCTCCTTTAATGGTTAAAATCAAGTCCCGTCTATAATATCGCTTATGACATAGACGCTGACGCCCGTTCCTGCCGCTTCCAGGTATCCAAGGGTCACGCTGTCGCCCTCTGCGTCATAGCTGTAAAGAATGGTTGTGCCTGATGCGCCGATGCTCATAATGCCGTCCGGGGTCAACGCCTCCTGGCCAGTAATATAAATCACCATTGGGCTTGTGCCGGAAGTGTTTACAATAGTAGGGCACCATCCGACATTATCTGCGCTCGGTTGAGGGATAAGCACCGTAGTCCCCGAAGAGTATACCGCCGATGCCTCATTGGTCGCCGCCGTGGGAACAAGAAAAATATCCCCGTCTTCGGGTGCGCTTACGGTGAATCCAACGCCTGAAACAAAGGTAAGCAAGACGGGAACACGTTTAATGGCTGAAATGGCATCAACGTCCGCCCCGTTTTTAAAGATGACCTTTCTGGCAAATTTCTGTGTATTTCTCCATTCGTGAGGTCGGGCCTCATACGGATCGGCAAACGCCGGAGCAACCCAGACAAGGCAAACGAGTAAAATAATAAATCCTGCAAATAGTCTTTTCATATTCCTCCCTCCTATTCTAAAAGTTGTTGTGCCTCGTATGGTTGCGCCAGGGCAATCTTGAGGCCCCTGATTAAACCCAATTTATATTTAATATCCTGCCGGATATCGGTTTGGCTGCTTTTCGGGAAATTAATGGCCCTGTTGGTTTCGCTGTCAACGTGAAGCTGTAAAAACCTCTCGAGGGTTCTCCAGTAAGGCATCTCCTGAAGCGCAAAGATGTCCTCGGCATCATCCCTGCTCATATTTCCTATCTTGAACTCGCCCATTATTGTTTCAGCTTGGATATATCGGAGGTCACAGCCTTACCCTCCGGCAATATGATTCCGGTAACGGCTTTGAAAAACTGCTTATACAGATCTCCGCTGCGATCCAACTCCCTGATTGCGATAATGTTTGAGGTGTTGAGTTCCAAATACTTCCGGTAAATCCTGTTGTTGGACTGATCACGTCCGGTCAACTCGCCTAAATGGATAGTCATTCCATTAGGTGAAGAGGCATAGAAGACACGCGCGACCTTCTCATTAATCCGAACCCATTGACCTGACTTGAGTTCGTCAAGGCTTTTGACCTCGATAACGAAATCATCTTTGCTTGTTGTTACGAAAACGACTTTATTCATCTTGAACCTCCAGGGTCTCTAAATAGTAGGGGCCGGTCATCTTTCGACAACCAGCCCCATGTGAAAAAAGGATATATCGCTTACCGGGAGAGAGCCCGTTTAAGCCGTTGAAACCTGATCCAACCCCTTCTCTAACATCTTCCTGTGAAACTCTTCCTCTGCTAATTTGGACTTCACGGCAGCATCAGCGGACACCTTGGCTTGTTCCTGTTCCAGCATTTCCTTTTTAGCCTGTTCCCGCATCATGGCTTGCTGCTGCTGTTCTTCGGCCTTTTCTTCCTCTGACTTCAAAAAGACTTCCGGGTCAAGGTCCGAACCCTTGTAAATCTCATCTAAATGAGGTCTAATCTTGGCTTCTGACATCAGATTTTCGTTGCTCACTATCATGCCAAGCAACTCTTTGAGTTTTTGAATCTTGACAACCTTGTTCTGGAAAGACGTGAACCCGTTGGGATGGACAACCCAATTACCCTTTTGGCCAGGATATTCGGGATCAGCCATATTGTAATCATAAACCCACTTGGTTTCGGGTTCTATGAACTGCTCATCAATGTTCCTGATCACGCTTCCGAGGTACTTACCGGCCATCTCTATAAGCTGTGAGGTCTCAAAAGCGGTCTTCTTGCCGTCTTTTTCCGTGCCGCCATGGAGAATAGAGGGAATCTGGGGCATAATGTCAATCAATTCGTGGACTATACTGAGAACCTGAACGGAACCCTGTGTGACATCGGGTGTGATAATTGGCATTAGGGCTTTACGGACATCATCAACAGACTCGTCAACATCGTACTGTTTGCCTGGTTTATGGGGTGTGTCAAGCTGCCCGGGTTTAAAGAAACTCTTCTTGACGGCCCTCTCCACGTTCCCAGACAGCTTTGTATTGTCCTCAATAGACCGGATAAGGCCATTGTAGGTGGTAGACAGGTCTTTCATCGACTCTGGAATACCATGGCCCGTGGTCTCATCAACAAGTTGCTCCCAGACTGCCAGACGGTAGGGTCTTTTGTTGGGCTCATGCCTGATAAACTTGATTATTTCTTCCTTTGAGGTGGATTTGGCGACAACTGCCATGATCTCGACATCATCCCCCTGGTCCTCATGCTCGATATCGGTTGAATAGTTATCGGGTTCAACTTTATTCTCAACGTCTTTCTCAAACGACTCAACAAGGGCTCTGGGAGCGAGTATCCACGCTTCATGGGTTTGGATGTTGGCCCTATGTTTATTGAGAAGTCTTTTTCCTGGGGGCAGAGAGCTTGAATCCTCATCTATCTTGGAATCCTTGTCATGTTCAGCCAGGATGTGATCAATATTAGCATCAATGTATGCGTGTTGGCCTTTCTTCTGTCTGAGATCATACGCGGAAAGAGATTCTTGCTCGATAACCCCACCGCCCTTCTGGATGTCCTCATTGTCCATGTCCCAAACGATTGAAAAAGGGCTGCGGTATTCCCACCCTGGGACCTTCTCTGTGGTGGATGCCTGCTGAAACCTTTGGGCTGAACCATAGGAAACCTGGTCGTAATACTCCCTGTCAACGTCAACGATATTGTATTTTGACCATGCCAGGCCATAAATGGACATTGCCATGATCTTCCGCATGTACTCCCGGTCTGCCTTGCGGTCTGCGTTCTGCTCCTGTATCTTGTCCTGCATCTGCTCCCTGCTCGTCTCGTTGAGCTTCTGACCTTCCTCATCTAATTCCCGCTTATTGAACGGACTGTCAATGAGGTTGAACGGGATTTTACCGCCTTGGAACAGAACATCGCATAGGACAGAGTACGCGGAGAAGACTTTGACTTTGACCCACTTGATAACAGTAGATGAGCGCCAATCCTCAGCCTCTTCAAACTTCCATTTAGAGATATCCTCTCCCTTGAAGAGTTTGAGGGCGGTATTCATTTGGCCGTCAAGTATGTCTTTACGGTCTTTGGCCCAATCATCATACCGGCCAACTATAAACTGACAAAGCCCGGAAGATCCGCTCATGCGTTACTTGTCCTTTTTGGCTTTCTTTTTGGGCTTTCCGGCTGCGTCCATGTCGTCAACCCGCGCGGTAAGACGTTTCAGCCTGAGTTCAATGGCGTCCATCCGCTCTTTGTCCTTCATATTGCCATCGTCAACGGCTTTCTGGATCTCGGATAACTGGATAACGATGTCATTGTATTTGGTCAGGTTGGTAATTTTACCCATACCCAAAAGGGCTTTGGCTTCTTTGCAGACAGCCAAGCAAAACTTTTCGTCAGATACGTTCATGGTGTTTCCTCCAATTAAGGTTATTTTTTCAATTCCTCAAGGATCCACTTACGTTCGCTACCTGTCTGGGCGCCCCTCGGAAGCGTTATCCTGCGGTATTTGTCTCGAAGCCCCCTTGGTTTGCCTGGAAGCGTAACGGGACGCTTCACGGGAGGTTTACGGGGTGTCTTTGGCTTAGGATGGTCTTTACGCCAATTTGAAACTGTGTTTCGCAATCCTGCTATGATGTCGGCTCTGGGCATGGTTAGTCCTTATTTTAGATAATATGTAATCAATTCCTGTTCCTTGTATGTGTCCTTCCATCCTGAAAACTCAAACCCTGCCAGCAAGCACCGGAGGGCATGAACGCCCACCTTCTGTTCTTCCACACCCATATCCAGGGTATTAAGGTGATCGGCAAGCAACGTGCCTTTGTTGATCTTCATCTTGAGTAAATTAATATATTCACGGGTTACGTTATCCGCGATATCCTCATCAACGTAAGGGACCTGGCTAAAAGCCGGTTTAGGCTGAATCATCTCACTTCGAAGGCATTGGATAAGATACCGTTTATTGATCTGCTCATGCTGCTGATAATAAAAGTGTCTGCAAAAGAAGTCTGACCAACACCTTAAAAGGAACTCGACTAATCCGCGCTCCCTTAATTCTCCCTGGTGAAACCAATGCTCAATGGAGACAAACTGGAACTCATCGAACACCCAGACCACCCTTGACTCTACCTCCTGACCGGCTATCAAACAGAATCCCGGGTTATCGCCCTCTGGCCATGTGACAGCGCCGCGCATGTGGAAATCATGGGATGGGATGTCTTCAAAGAAAAGCCGGACTGTCTCACGTTTGAAGTCCGGCTTGGCTTTACCTTTGAGGGGATAAGGAACAATCATCCAATTACATCCTGTAGGTTTCGTCCGAATTTGGATACAGTCAAAAGCTCCGTCATACCCCAGACCATAGCATCCAGCCTGTTCGGAGACTCATCCCCTGGTATCCACAAACAAAGCTCATCCTCCAGGGCCGGGAAGTTGCCAACATGATGAATCTTGCCCTTTTCAGCTTTTGCGCTTATCGGTTCCGCCCGGGCCTGCTTGCCCCTACTGGCATGTACGAGTTTAACGGGTACATTGGAGTCAACCTGTCTGATTGTCAGTTCAACCATTTCACCGCCCTGGTTCTTCTCGGCAACAATCAAATTAGCGTGGTGTTTGTAATACGCTGTAACCGCTGCCTTGGCCCACACAAGGGGACTGCCTTGCAGGGTGTCATCGGATACCACATAACCGTGATCATCTTTAGCGCCGCATACAACAATACCGGCCTCATCCCCCATGCTTGTGACAGAAGGGTCAAGGGCAATAACGATCCGGTCATAATCCGGACTGGAAAGAACCCTGTTGTCCTCAATAATCTTACGAGTCCACAGGGCACCTGGAGCTTCATCCACATCCTCGGCTAAAATCTCCATGCGATATGCAAGAGCTGTCATGTCCCCTACAATCTCGTTAAGGGCCGCCGTGGATAAATAGGGGTTATCCTTGGATGAAAAATGGAATGCCGCCCATCTGGTGGATCCGGCCTTTTGAAGCTCCTGAGCCTTTTTGAACAATTTGGCTGCGTGTTGCGGATCATCAGCTTTTGAGACTGAACGTGACCGGAGAGATGGAGGGGTGTAAATAAAGATCGCGTCTCCATCCGTATCCAACAACATCGGAGCCCCTACCAGGCCCCAGGCATCCTCGTTGACCAACTGCCATTCATCGAATATGAGTTTGGCCGCATAGTCTCCGCGAAGAGAGTCAGCGTTCCATGCAGTCTTTGCTTTTAACCGTTGTTCAGTTCCGGGTAACTCAATGTAATGTTCAGACTCATTCTTCTTGAAAATGCCCTGCTGGATAGGTTCGTGCAACGCTCTTGTGACTGTTGCCCAAAACCGGCCAACCTGCTCCATTGTAGGCGCAGTGTAAAGCACCCTCTGTTTTTCAAGGAACCATTCAACTGCTGCAATAGAGATACCGACTGTTTTCCCGCCTCTCCTACCGGCCCT